CAGAGTTCCTAAGGTTTGCTGGCGAAGGTGCCAGAGCCTCGGAATCCGGTGGGCCCTCAAAGCTCTCCGTCTGGAACTACTCACGCGGCACGCCCACGCTTCGACTCCCAAGCCTGGTATTCGAGCTTCCGAGCTCGCCGTGGTCTTGGGCCAACCTGCTAGCTCTCCTGAGCAGCAAAGCCGGGTAAAACCGTTCTTAAACCTCTTCCGTAAGGATACACATCATGGCCTTTGCTCCATCTTCCCCGATTACCGGGGCCGCCATTACCGGGTTGACAAGCCCGACCTACACTATCGTCTCTGATACTCCCCCGAACGCAGTCAGCAAGCAATACGCTGTCTCCGCTCTTGGAGGGACTCAGACGAATGTGACGGTGCATTCGATCAGCTCGCCGTTTACCCTAACCGTGTTTCGCCCCGCGAACTTCAAGGTTCTGGGCCAGCCAAATCCTTCTGGCGTGATCAGGTCTTTCCCAAAGAATAATTTTGAAGTTCTGAGTCGGAAAGGGGTATCTGTGTTGGCCAATCAGCCGATACAGACCGCCCTCATACGCTCGAGCTTCTCAATTCCTGCGGGATCGGATGCCTACGATGCCGCTAATCTCAAAGCTATGATTAGCGCGCACATCGGCATGCTCTGGGCAATCGCCCAGGGGCTCTCCGATACTTGTTTAACCGGAACGCTGTAATGGCGTCCGGGCTGGAAAGGAAGGCTTCCAAGGGCTCTCGGGCCCAGGTGGGAGTTAGATCAGTGCATTTCTCCTTACGAGGTGTAGTATGGAAGTTATTTCTGCTCTTTGGTCTATCCTTATCGACGACCTTAGCGACGCTTTCCCTGGTGGTCTACAAGGCTTCCGGATCGATCGAGAAGATCGGTCTTGCCTTGAGCCAGTGGGAAGTACGTGTAGACAACTCGCAGCTGCCTCCCTACTTCGATCAATCCCAAAGAAATACCAAGGGAACATCGATCAAGTAGCGGCAGACTCGGCCGCGTTCACTCTCTTCCATGAGATGAATCAGCGATGTGCCGAGTGGCAGCCTGATTCGAGTGTGCTGGGCCCGTACGACGAGGTCGTATTGGGGGAGATTAGAAAGACCGTCTGGGAGTTCTTCAACCCAGATGGTTTCCCCTTACTCGACTTGGCCGCGATTGAACGCGGTGTCGACTTCGGCCCTGGCACTTCACCCGGTGCTCGTGAATGCTCCTACCTTGACAAGGTGGGGCACTCTGAACTCACGGCTCCGAACCAACTCACGATCGACTTGTTCGACCAGTGGGTAGCTGCTCATCCTAG